AAATTATTAGGTAATTCGTATAAACTATAAGTATCAGAACTTTCTTTTAATTTTAAATTCTTTTCTGTAGTAAGTAATTGATAAGTTTCTCTTTGTGAAGTTTTATTACTTTCTTCTACTCTTAGTTTTAAATCTAACCATGTGTATTGTGCTTTATTGAAGGCTTGAACAAATACGTATTTAGGTATTTTCTGGTTAGTATTAGTAGCTAACTTATTTAATTTTTGCAACACGTAAGAGAATCCCTCTAATAAGACCATAGTTAATTATTTTGAGCTTTCTTTAATTCAGCAATTTCTTCCTTAAGTTTTTGAATTTCTTCATATAAAGATTTAATTGCTGCCAAATTTATTTCTTCTTCACTAATTTCTTTTTTAGAAAAAGGACTTGGTGATGCCATTGGTGGTATATAACTTTGATCACAACAAACATCTGTATAAGGAACTTGTAGTTGTTGTAAAGTTTCTTTAACTAAATCTTTAAAAGAAATTCCAAATCTTTCAGAAGTAAATACCCAACGATGTAAAAATTTTAATTCCATATTATTTACAAATTTTGATAACATAAAAAAAGAGTGAAGGCTGTTAGACCTACACCCTTTAGTTAACATCTCTAAATCATGTTATATTGTAATAATGGGAAAATGCATTCCATTTGAACTAAAATACTTATTCAACAAGACTAAAGTTTGTTGCATTAAAGTTAAATCACTTTCTTCAAACCAAAGTGCAATTTCTCTTCTTGCTCCTAAGTCCATTGTATTATCTCTATGATGAGGATGAGCATTTGCAGAAATAATTATTCCGTAATAGTAAGAATTAACATCTACACCATATTTCAAACCATTTACTGCCTGCATTCTCCAACCATTTTCAGAATCTGGATGAATATAATTTTCTCTTCTATAGTATCTAGATTGTAATACATCTCTTAATACTTGTCTTCCATTCAATCTAATGAATTGAGGGGAAATACCTGGAGTAATAGGAGTATTTACATGCTTAACTGTACTTGCATTGCCTGGTTCAAGTTGTTCTGTAACTGATACTTCAAATCTAATAGGATCAAAAGAAACTACTTGAGTTGGATCTACAATACAAGTTCCTGTATTATAATCAAAGAAGGAACCAGTAAATTTAATACCACATCTACAATCTTTTTCAGTTCCTGTTGGAGGAATAGGACAACCAGAAGTTGCATCTACTGTCCAACCTTCACAAGGACATACTTCCCAAGCATGACCTTTATAAGATCTAACACCATCAAATTTAGCTACAGCTGTAGTATCACAACCATCCTCTAAACACTCGTTGTTATATTGCTCTAACTCATAGATAGATTGACAAGTACCAGCAGTTTTTAATTTAACTGAACCTGCTACAATATCTCTAATACCATCATATAAAGAAATTATTTCTGCTAATTCTGGAACCCCACCATTACAATCAGGATTTTCCATTTGCATACACAATGTTCTTTTTACTTTATACTTATTACCACATACAGACCATGCTGTAGAAACTGTAGTATTGCTTGTACAATATGCTTTAGTTACACCTACTTCAACAATTGTTGTATCTGCTAGAGGAGTTGAAGGTATTACATAAGTAGAAGGTACTCTTACTACATAAGTAGAATTTCCAGCTTCAAAAGTTAATCTTTCAGCAGCAGTAGCTGTAGGAATTACAGTTTGTACTTCAGCTAACCATGCAGCAGCATTTGTTCCTAAACCTGCATTATCTATTGTTACCTTTAATACTTTAGAAGAAGGAACTAAAGTATAACCTGAATTACATGTAGGACAATCAGGAATCACTAAAGAAGATTGAACAAAATCAACTGGAGCTGGAGCAGAAGCAATTTGACATACTTCATAAGTAGTCATTGTTTTAACTCTACTTTTTCTTTTAACTGTTAAGTTAGGATATTGATTTTGAACAGCAGCTAACGCTAATTCATCACCTGTATCACATAAAGTTAAACAATATTCAGTAAACAAAGTTTTAACTAATGTATCAGCAGGACAACAAGAAATTACTTTTTCAGCAGTAATAAATGGATAAACCAAAGATTTTTGAAACTTTAAAATAATTTCATCAATTACTGTATGACAAAGATTTCCTGGAAAACAACTAACATCACATTTATCACAATCTGGTGTTTTAACTGTAATAATATCAGAAATACCTTTTGGAAAAGTCATTTTTAAATCAGAACCATAAGCCTGAATAAAAATTTCATATACTTTTCCACATTCAAAATCTAAAGTTTTGCAGTCATTTAATCCGTCATACCCTAAGTAAAGAGAATATGGAACTAAATTCTTTTGAGGTTTTTCAACTCTCAAAGGATTAAAATCTGTACCTAAGTAAGCATCAGATTTAAATGATTGATTAACATTAAATTTGTTAGCAAAGCTATTAAATTTTCCAGAATTAATCTTTTGTACCTCATTAGGTGAACCAGACGCAAAGAAAATTTTGCGATTGTTAGAATAATTTGGATTAGATATAGCTTTATTTTTATCATAGTCAAAGATTCCAAACTCAAAAGGTTTTAACTGGTGAGTTCCTATACCATCTTTGGCTAAGCTTTTTACAACCCATGACTGGGATCTTGTACTTTGAGCAAATGCCATAATTTAAATATTTATTTGTATTGTTATTTATTTCAACAAGTTTTCTAAAGATCCTGGTTTATCTTTATCTCCACCAGTACCCAACTCATCAGAGTTCTTAGGATTAATTAAAAAACTAATTATCTCATCATAGTTTCTTCCATATTCTGTACTTGTAACTGGATTTACAAATTGTCCAGATTTATTTCTTTTTAAAATTCCTCTATCTATAGCTTCTAGTACTTGAACAGTAACTTTAACTAATTTCTTATCAGAATTTAATGCTGTGTTGAATGCAGGAACAAAAGTCTTAGAATCTTTAACAATTTTATTACTTAACGCATTAAATGCAGTATCTACAGTAAATTTATTCTTTTTAAGTAAGTATTTAGCTAATATTACTAATCTATCTGGATCTTTAGCTTTAATATCTGCTAAAGCAATAATAGCATCAGTCATTTTACTATTTTCATTAGCAACCAATTTTTCTTCTTCTTCAGAATCATAAAAATAAAACAATGATTTACACATTGGATTCTTAGCTGTTTCTAAATTTGGTGCTATGGCTCCTGTACCTAAAGTTACTTTATAGAACAATATGTCTTTAGGATCATCTAAATTTAAAGTATAAACTCCAGTTGGAATTGTCATTACTAAATTAGAGTAAAACTCTTTTCCTCTTTCTGAACTAAAAGTTGCACCATAATATTCCTGGACAAGTTTTAGTTCTTTAGCATTTAGATTATGTTTAAATTCTCCGTTGATAAAGGGAACAGAAAAACCTACATTTGTATTTGGAAACATAGAGATTCCAAGTTTTTCCATTCCCATTATATTCGATTGTTCTGTATTTTGTCTAATTACTACAACTTTTCCCATGTTATAATATATTTATGTTTATTTATATTAGTTAATTTAAATTACAACGATAGATTCTCAACTCCATTATAATAAGAGTTTTCACCAAATGGTTGACCTGTTCTAGGATTGTATGGTTTCATCAAAAATGCTCTAGTTGGATCTTGTACCCAATATGCTTTATTTCTCATTTCCATGAATACTTTAAAACCATAAGGAACATTTCTACCCATAAATCCTTGAGTTCTTCCCATATAGTCCATCTTACCATTCTCATAGTACCATTTGTAATCCCAAAGATCTTTTCTTACTAATTCTTTAATGTTATCTCCTTGACCAGTTAAATCACGTATAATAAACATGTAAGAACTTAATCTATAAGAGCCAATATATGGATTCTCTTTATCATTTGCTTGAACTGGGTTAAGTGCAGGATTTACTCTAAATCTTACAATACCAAAATCAAATGTATATTCTCTAAATCTAGGAGTAGTGTACCTTAAACTTCCAGCAGGTCCAGTAATAAATGGTTCTGCATTCCAAATTTGACCATTAGAACTTGGTTGTTGAGCCAATAATCTTTGAATCATTGCTATACCACCTTCACCTGTTTCAATTTCAATAATATCGTTTTGGAATGCTTGTTTTCTTCCTCTTAAATAAGAACTCAATACAGAGTTAAATAAACTAATAGTGAAATTATCAATAGAGAAATTATGTTTATTACCTCTATTTAATTGTAACCATAATCCAATAGGTCTATGTCCCATTACACCATTTTCCAATGGCACTGTTCCTCCTGAACCCCACATAGCTGTATTTTCAACATCTAATCTTAATCTAGCTGTTGCCATTAATTCTATTTCTGGAATCCATGAAGACATTACAATGTCATTTTGCATTTGCTTTTTGTCTCCTTTATATACAGTGATAGGATGTTCTCCATTTAATTGTGCATAAAATCCATCAGAACCTGGCTTAAACATATGCATTTCAATTACTTTACGATAATCATTGATATGTTTAACAACATCAGAATTAATTCTTGAGTAAGCTGCTTCATCAGTAACTGAAAAATGAATATCTGCTTTAGTTTGACCAACATAGTTGAAGAATTTACTCATTTTACCACCCCAAGAGATGTCATTGTAAACTGTATCAAATTCACCAAATTCAGATCCTAAATGCATTAATCTTTGACCAGGTTGTAAATAATGTTTAGGTACAAATTTACTAGGAGAATCTACACCCAATAATCTAAAGGTATATACCCAAGTCCCTGTTTCAGCATCATTTAAAATTTCGTCATTTGTAACAAATAAATCAAAGTCATCATATTGACTAAATTTAACTGTAGCTGTATTACCAAATGCTCTACGATTTAATCTTAGTTTAAAAGTTTGACCATCAATACCTGGAGTATCTGTTCCTGATAAATCTTCAACAACATAGGTTTCTTCCATTGCTTCAGGAGTTTCCCATTCATATAATCCTGTAGGACTATCTACTTCAATTCTTTGAGCAGAAAAATCATTGAACATACTCAAATTATCTAAATACCCATTAGCAATAAATGGAGTTATTACTCCTAATTTATGTGATGTTTGATATTTATTTTGAGCAAGTACGTGAGCAACATCTAAGTGCATTTGCTCATTAAATTGTGTGCTGGCTAAAAATACACCACCGTTTAAACTTAATGGTGTAATTGTATTTGTTTGCGACATTTAATTAATTTTAATTATTTGTTAGTTATTTTAATATTTTAGTTAATCTCTTAACTTAAGCCCTATTTTATTTTTAGATTCTACAGAAACATCTCTTCCTACTTTTCTTTGTGCAGATATTTTATGATCTTGTACATATTTTTCAGTTTCTTTTAACTTAACTTCTTTAGCATATGTACTATTGAATTTTTCAGGATCTGTTAAAAGAATCAAAGATTCCATCAATCTTTCTACTGAACCTTTCTCATCATACTTGTGATACATTACTAAAGCTTCTGCACCTGTTAAGTTTACTGTCTTTCCTTTTATAACTACTGGAATCTCATCTTGAATCACACTTCTGTAGAGCCATGTAGCTAATTGTTTGTCAACTGGAATTGAACCAACTTTGCCTGTATTAAGAATTTTAATAACTTTTTCTTCTAACTTACTTTTAAGTTGTTCTTGTTGTTCTTCAATAATACGCTGTTCTTCTAATTTGTTTTTACTAATTTCAGCTGCTTTACTATCTAACTTAGGTTTAAGAATTGTAGCTTGTCTTAGTAATTTACTGGTTTCTTTTAAATCTGAAATAATTTCTTCAGATTCATCTGAAGTTAATCCCTGTATTTTATTCCATTCTTTTAGAATTTTTTCAGCATCTCTTTCTACTTCAGGATTTAGATTGGTTATGTCTGACTCATAAACTAAAGTTTTATAAAAATCTGAAATAGATGCATCATCTTGATTGTATCTTTCAAATTCTATACCTTTTCTAGTTATTGAAGAAAGACTACCTAATTCTTTTTTAAAAGCTTCTACAATAGCATTTTCTTTTTCAGTTTGTTCTTTTAGTTTCTTTTTTTCCAAACCTTTTTTAACAGAGGACATAAACTCATTAAATCCAAAATTTTCAGATTCTAATTCTTCTTGAATGTCGTCTTCACTTAAACTAATCAAATCATCTTCTAAGTACTCATTTAATTTAGAAACATAATCAATTTCAGAAGAAGTATTATCTTCTGAGAAAGAGTTTTGATCTGAATCAGATTTATTGTCTGGAATATCTTGTAAAAAGTTTTCCATCATTTTTAATGCAGGGTTATCAGGATCTAATTTTACAATATCCTTTTTTTCTACATCATCCACAATTTCAATTTGTTCTTCTGAATCTGTATCCAGACCTGTTTTAATTTCTAATGGTTCTCCAGCTTTAACTGGAATGTGAAACATACTACTTCCCATAACTTATTTTTTTATATAACAGTTTAAATATTTTACTAATAAAATTTTATTATTAATGTTAAATTATTAAATTTTATTTATTTGTATTATTTGGCTTATTTTTATTTTTAGCAGCTTTATCTTTAATAACTAATTCTTTTTCTCTTAATGCTGCTTCTTTTTCAGCTATCTGTATTCTTCTTAATTCTAGTTGGTGATTAAGATTTATTTGGTTAGCTTGATTTTCAGATTGCTTATCAGCTTGTTTCTCTTTAATATCTAGTTCTCTAGTTTTAGAAAGAACATTAGAATATAATTCTTTTTGTTTTAAATTAGCTTCTTGAAGAGTAAGAATAGCTTCCTTTATATCTGTTGTATTACCTTCTGCAAATTTTAAAGCATCAATTTGAGTAACAAGAATATCTTTCTCTCTTTCTTTCTCAGCTTGTTCATTATCATTTTGAATCTTTCTTTCTATAGCCTCTTGTTCAGCTTGTATTTTTTGCTCTTGAAGTTTAGCTTCATGATCTCTTTGAGCTTGTATTTCTTCTTGTTTTCTTTTTTCAGATTTTTCTAACTTTTTAATTAATTCTGATTTAGATTCAGATTCTAATACCATAGCTTTTTCTAAAGCATTAGCTCCCATTGTATTATCTGATAATACTAATTGTTTAATTGTTTCTACAGTAATTGAATCTTGAATATCGCTTTTAACATATAGTGCTAAATCCCACAGCATTGTTGGAGAATCATTTAGCTTAAAAATAACTCTTTGTTTTTCATTATTAATGTAGGTGAGTTCTTTATATTGTCCTTTCTTAGTTAAGTATTGAGCAATCTCTAACATTGTTTCTCTAACATTACGAATAATATCTGAATGTCTAGCAAATAAATAATGAAGTTGAGTTATAGTAGTTTGATGACCTTGAGATAAAGATTGAGCAGATTGATAAGGACTTATATCACTCATAAATTGAGGATTGATCCCCATAGCTTCATAACATTCTCTTTTTATTTCTAGTGCTAATTTGGTTTTATCTAAAATATCTCCAGTTTTACTTAAATCTACTAATTGACCAAAACCATCTTGAAAGTTAGCTCCTGTGAGTAAACTTTTGTCAATAGGCATTAAAGATAAGTCTTTAGCTACTACAAAAGCTTTGAGTAAGTTATTTTCTCCCCATGTACCATCAAATGATTTCTGAGGAAGTAAATTCTGATTTAGAATTATAAATTTACCTATTTCTGTACTTAATATTTGTTCACTTCTATTCCATATAAAGTCATAAAAATATTGCCAAGATTCTCCTTTCTCTACCAATGAAATATTTTTGTCTGGACCACCATGAACAGGAATTTTTATTCCATATTTTAAAGATTTGGATTTATGTTGGATAGGATTTTTTTCTAATGTTAAATAAATACTATTTCTTTCGTTATAGTTATTTATTGGAGAAGAATACGAGTTGTCTAGTTTAACACATTTCCATAACTCATTTATAAATGTCCATTCTACATGTTCACCATCTATTAAATTTTCTTTTGTTTTATCTTTGTATTTATATTTAGGTTTTCTACTTAATACAAATGTATCATCAACCTCTGTAACAACTAAATCTCCATTTGTTATAGTATAAAGAACTCCTATTTTCTTAGGAACTAAAAAATACATTTTAGTTACTCTAATTAATTTTTGATGTCTATTTACTTGTTCATAGCCATAATATTCACCACTTAATTCTCTCATCCTTACAACATTTTGTAAAGATTCCAATGCTGCATTATTTTTACCTTCCCATTCTCCCTGTCCATTTATAGCAAATGCAGAATAATATCTTTGAGTCCATACTTCTAATACTTTCTTTTGTTCTTCAGTAAATTGATATTTATTAAGAATAGTAGAAAAGTCTTCATATGTAAACCATCCAAACATGGTGTATTCAGAAGCATCTTTAGTATTTGGAGATTTTAAACTAAAGCAATTTTTAGGGTCTAATAATTCAGGATAGTAATCTACACCATTTAATTCTACATGAACGTATGGATGATTTGTAGACAAAAGTTCTTTAAATATTTCTCTTTGTAGTTGTTTAAAATTAAACTTTTCATCTTCTATTTGCATAACAGCATTCCCCCATTCTTCTATCTCTAATCTAAAAGATCTAAATTCATTTATTTTTTTATCTATTTTTTGAGAAATATATTCTGAAGGCATTTTAGAATCAGAAAATAAAGAATTTAATGAAGTAAACATTTCTGATTTTAGCTCACTTTCTTTTCTTTCTGTAATTTCATTAATAGCTTCTGAATTAACTGCTATTAAATCAAAGTCTAAATATTTTTTATCTAGTTCTCCAACAATCCTATTAACAATATTAGAGATAATAGGAAAAGATTTTAAGTTTAGTTTTTCATCGTCAAATTTTATAGAAGGATCCTTCATCTGGAGGTCATTGATAATATCTTCCTGAAAAAAGATTTCCTTATTTAAAACTCCATTAGCTAAATTTTGTAGTTGTATAAATCTATTTCTATTTTCTGCTATTTGACTTTTTCCTATTTGTTCATAGTGACGAATTAGTTTCTTTAACTCTAATTCATCATTCCTAGAATCTAATATTTTTAAGATCCCTGTAGTGGCTTGGTATAATGGATTTAATTTACTACTATCTATAGCTGGCATTTGTTATCGGATTTTATTGTATTTTGTGGTAAGTACATTTATTTTGTAAGTATTAGTATTGAATCTAGGCACTTCTGCATGGGCATTAATAAATATTGGTTCAGGCTCAGAAAAAGAACTTTTTTTATGAATTACTTGTCTTGATTCATATACTGCTGCTGTTAATAATGCTAAACCAAAAGAAATTATTCTATCGTAATTTCCTTTATTATTGAAGTTTAACATTTCTTTTATTAACATAGCATCTTTAATTCTTTCAACACCATACACTGGTATTTTAGTTCCATCTTCTAATATTCTTTCACTAAGAATATCTGAAACATAATCTATAATTTTAGTATGCATATAATCTTTTACTCTAGAAGATGTACCTCCTGTATTCATACGCACACCATATTCATCACCAATAGAAGAATTAGGTATTAAATCTTTTAATATAGGAACTTGACTTCGTTTTAAAAGTCTATGTCTATAATTTTGTTTATCTGCAATCATCCAATCAATAAAGGAAGATTGGTCAGATTCTACTACTGCTGCTGCATTATAATAGTTTAGAAGATCTCTTATCTTACGGAAAGTAATTTGAGTGTCTTCATTTCTACCTGTATACCAAGCTACTAATTTACCACCTTTTAGTTCATTATTTTCTACATAGAAGTTTTGAAATATGTGTACGGACATTAAAGATTCTCCTACACCTTGTAGAGTTTTAACAGGGTCAACACCTGCAAAGTAAAGAAAAGGAGGAGGATTATTTATAGGAGGTTCTACCATACATATAGCACCTTCTCTATAAGATTGAGATTTGAGAGGAAAATCAGTTACAATAGGTTTACTAATTAAAGAATGAGTAAGTTTACCTTCAGCATCTTCAATAATATCAATTGTAATAGGCTTGTAATCGTCTAAAGCAAAAGATTGTTTACTAAGAATAGCAATAGGAAAGATATTTGTTTCACGAGCTCCGTAAAGATCTTCTAATGTTTCAGGATATTGAGATTTAAATAATGCGTATGCAGCTGGATCCTTTCTAGCTTGAATTAATCCATTTTCTCTAATTAATTCTATAGCTCTAGATATATTGGAATTACCATCTGAATCAAAACATCTTTCATGCCCTATTACGTTATCTTCTGAATCTTTTATTTCATGAACATAATTCCAAAATACAGGAATAAATAAAGATACTGATTTTTCTGGATTAGTTAAATCAGGAACACCTAAGAAATCATTATCATCTGGATTATAGGTAAATTTTCTTAAGGGTTCACATTCTTTTAATTCTCCTACTGATCCAGCAACAACAATCAATCCTGTAGTTAATCCACCAATCTGTAAAGTAGGTTTAATAAACTCATATGTTTTATCTAAAGTAGAATTAATACCTGCTTCTTCCATGAATATGAGAGAACTATTATGTGTAATTTGATAATCATTTACAGTGTATAAATGATCTTCACATTCAAATCCATAAAAATTATCTTTTCCAATTAACTCAATATTTTTTATTTTAGAAGTACTTAACTTATTTTTTAATTGTTTAGATTGTTTTCTTTTTAATTTTGTAGGTATAATAATATTATTAAGTCTTATAGTAACTACATAATTATGAGTATCTATAATATTTTTACCTTGCACAATATGAGCTTTATGAAAAGATTTTTTAATGTGGATAGGACATCCTAAAGACATTCCTAGTTGAGCAATTTGATCAGCAAATTCTTTATTTGATGTACCTATTTGAAATCTATTTCTAAAAGTATCTAAATGTCCATCAGTATCAATTAATCCAGCTAATAATTGAAGTCTTATTTCTTTTGAATTATAAATATAGTCATTAGGAATATGTTTATTATAAAACAATCTATATTCAATAAATCCTTTTAATAAATCGGAAGGTTGTTTTTTATTAACTGAGGTATTAGGGGAAAAAGAAAAATTATACATTTCATCATTATATCTTTTTTCTTCTTTTCTTCTATAACTTATTTTTGAATTACAATCAAAATTAACTAAAAAATCAAAAAGTTCTTGATCTTTAGTTTTATTACAAATAAATCCAATGTTTTGTCTATATCCATCTCCTAACCATGCTCCTAAAAAGTAGGGATCTATTAGTACTTTCTTTTCTTTAAACTCTGTAATATTGTTATTTCTAAAAGATTGATGTCTGTGTACAAACCATTCTGAATTAAGTTTTTCTTTTAATTCAATTGGAGTAAATTCATAATAATCTTTTTTGTTTTTATCTGTACAAATTAAATGTAATCTATGATTCTCTGTTACATATAAATCTTCAAACTTTTCAAAAGATACTTTATAAATATCCCCTACACCAGTAAATAATTGTTTTATTTTTTTAGGTTTACCATCTTTACCTATTACTAAATCTTGTTTAGTAATGTCTTCTACATTTTTAAATCCTAATGTTGTAAGAATTTGAGTTCCTTTTGGATGGCAAGCCCCACCTACTCCTCCACTTGGAGAATTAGCTGTAACAATTCCTTTGATTACATTTTTTCTACCTCTCTCTACTTGTTTATTACCTAATTTAATTTTAAGTCTAAAATCTAATAACTTAAATTTATCTGAAGCAAATGATCTAGACCATCCAGTATGTTCATTTAAAAATGATTTATATCCATCTAAAAATTCCCATGTACCTTTTAAAGGAGGTTCTTGCTTAGTAATTATTTTTATTGTTTGATTATTTAAGAGATAAGCATCTCTTGTAGCCATAGACATTACCTTATAAGATAATCCCCAACGTCTTTTTTTGTTTACTAATGCATGTTTACCTTTAATTAAACACATTTCAACATACAAAAAGAAATGTAAATCTGAGTCCCATACTTCTACAAACTCAGGTCTTTTTTTAATCATATCTCCAATAGGACAGAAGTTCAAATAAAAGTAATAATAACCAGGAATAAATATCCCATCTATTATAACACCTTTAATACATTTAATAGCTTCTTCAGTCCAAAAAGAATAATACTTTTTAGAATTGACTACTTCATCACAGTAATGTCCTGTTTTCTTATACTTGTCTCTTACTTTACACCATACATCAGTATTCTTAAGATTGTATTCACCAGGCAATTTAAATTGAGATGAAACAAACTTGGCATAATCTAATTGTGTAGGAAATTCTCTTACACTCCAGGTATCTGTTTGTGAATTATATTCTCTTATCTTCTTCAAGAATGATTACTTTATCTTTTTTTATATTACCTAGATTATCTATGTATTCAACTGTTTTAATCTTTAATGAAGTAAGTTCTTTAATACTATCTTCAGTTTTAATTACACAAGTATATCCAGTAAAATGTGATTCTAATTCTTTTATTAATTCTTCAGAGGTCATTTATTATCTATATTAGTTTTACAAAGAGTATATATTGGATACCATTCAGAATTATTAGGAATGGTTGTAGGAGGAATATAAGGTGTAACATTAGGGTTAAATGGAGGAAAAGGAGAAGATATTTTTTCTTTGAATACAATATCTTTTCCAATTGGAATATCTAATTTTAAATCTTTAGTTTTAAATTTAAAATCTTTAATTTTTTCATATTCTATGATGTCTAATATGTCCATTACATCTTCCACATTCTCATTTAATTCTACTTCTATTGTTTTAGTTTTAAAATCTATTCTCATGTTATTTCATTAAATAAAAAAAATACAGTTATTAATAAATAACGCTGTATTTTAATTATAAGTTTCCTAAAGAAAAAATAAATTAGTCCATAGAACTATAATCTAATTTATCATCCCATGATTCAGACATTCCTCTATGTGATTTTAGTTCTTCTTTATACATATTATCTGTTTGTCTAAAAGATTCTAGTAGTACTGGACCATCTTTGATTAATTGACGTATTTGAGGTAAGTTTCCATCTCTACCATCTGTAATTTTCATTAAGTTTTCACCATATTCAGAAATTATATCTAATTGTCTAGCTAATGAATCTCTAAATCTTTTTGTAGGTGTATTATAATATGTAGCTAATTTTTCCTTTAGTTGCTGTATATAGTAAAGTGAAGATGCTATTTTTAAAGCTTCTTCATATTCTGGAAAAGCTTCTTTTACCTCAGCTTCTATTTTATCTTGATGAATAGTAGAAAAAGGAGAAAAAGGATATAATAACATATGTACTGCTACAACAACTCTTTCTCCATCGTCTACATTCTCTATAGTATCTTTTATTATTGGAACCATTAAAGCTTCTGGCTTCAATAATCCTTCTTCATTAAGGATTGATGATGTTAACATTTAATTCTTTTGATTTTTCTAATAGTGTATGTAATTCAATAGTATTAAAATAAATATCTTCAGTTTTTTTAAACTTCTTTAGTTCACTTTCAGTAAATCCTAAATCAGTGCACCAATTAAATAAAAATTCATTTACTGCAATAAATTTATTTTTTCTATCTTTTTCAAATGATGCAGTTTTTCCCCCATATTTAGTTTCAAAAGAAGTAGAAGCACAATGCATCATACCATAAGTAAGAGGTAAAATTTTACGTTCACATTGGGCTTTAAAGAAAATTAAAAATGCAGTAGAAAATATATTTTCACTAGCTATTAACTCAATTCTATTTTTGTTTCTATTAATCATATCAATGATTTCAAATCCTGCATGAGTTTCACCCCCAAAAGAATTAAAGTACCAATATAGTTTTTCATCCTCTTGTAAGTCATTTAGTTTTTGAGCTAATTCTATTACAAATTCTTCATCTATTGTTTCTTTTGACTTCCAAATCATAGATACTAATTTAATGGTTCATATAAGTAATTAAGACCTTCTGTAGTGTATGTTCCGTATTCTCCATCTTCAAATGAAATCCAATCATTAATTGAAACTAATACTCCATCATCATCAATAATATTTAAGTTTTCATCGTACTTTAGATTTAAGTCTTCTTCTTTGTTTTCTAATCCTTTTTTAATAAAACTTTCTATTTCTTTTAAATTACTACCGTCATTCTGGATAGCTTCTATTTCTAATAATTTTTGTCTAAATTTCATAATTTTATTTATTTAACTTTTAAATTTTTAAATTTTTAAATTTTTAATACTTTTTAATATTGCAATCACCTCATCTTTTAAATAAGTAATAGGATAATCAACTACTTTGTAGATACTCTCAAGAGTAGGAATATCTTCTGGAGTAAGTTCTTCATTTGTTTTATCTTTACTAATTATTACATGACGTATAGTTCCCCCTTTAAAGTTATAACCTAAACATTCTAAGAAATAAGAATACATAGAAAGTTGAAGTTGATATACGTTAAACTTAGTTTCTATTAAATGTCCTACAGGAGCTAATAAATACGTATAGTCAGCATATCCTAATTCTTTTTTAAAGTATTTTTTAGGCTCTATTTGAAGATCACTATTTGTTTTAAGATCTTCAATATAAAAATCTTTTCCTTCAATTCTTATATAATCTGCTGTACCTATAGTCCAAGAAGGAATATGTGGAATAATCAATTCAGGATAAATTCCATCCTCTAAAGATTGGAGTTCTTTTAAAGAAAAAGCTTCTTTAATTCCATCTTGTTCTTTATGTACTTTAGCTCCCTTACTTATTAAATCATTTTCAAATAATTTATGTATGTGAGAACCTAATGTACAAGCATCATCAGATTTTTTCTTCCATTGACCTAATAACTCTTCCTGTGTTATTCCTAACTCTGTAGCTTTCTTTTTAGACCAATACTCTGAATCAAAAGGGTTTTTAATAGTTCCTAATACTTTAGAAACAGAAGTAAAAGGTTTATTTGGTTGAACATCTAAATAGTATTTATGGTCTTTTTCAGAAAATAGAATTTTCATATTATTATTTTGTTTGTGCAAATATAAGATGTTTTTAGATTAAAACCAAACATACTTAGATAAAATAATCAATTAACTTCAATATTAATTGAATATTGAACTGCATTAATATTATGTACTTCAGATGGTAAGTTAATGTGAGATCTTACTTGAGGAGTAAATAAAACTGGAGTTGACCTAGTAATAGTACCTGTAATTATTTTTGTTTCTCCTGGCAATAACTCTGTTTTAGTTGTATTTAATGTAGTACAAGAACAACTTACTTTGTCCAAATAAACTACTAGCTCATTATCTGAGTTATTAGTTATTGGAAATTCAAATGGTGTAGCTACATTTGGTGTTATTTTTACGTTTACTGTTTGATTATTGTTTACTGTTAACATGTTATTTTATTTTATAAGTCTATTAATTGCAATTTCTCTTATTCTAGGGATAGATATACTATTTTCTTTTTTGAAGTTTGTCCAAGATTCTTTATCCATCATTTTAGGATAACAATTTAATTCACAAGGTCTATCATCCATTTGTTTAGCTGGTACTTCACATTTACAAGGACACATTCCATTAGAAATACAAGCTATATTCATTACTGATATTCGATAAAGGAATTGTTCCTCTGTAGTAGCATCTAAAGTCTTTGTAAAGAAATCCTCCAATCTCAATAGTCCTTGAAAATATCCTTTAATGTTTGAAGGAGTTAATTTATTTAATTGTCCTGTTTTTATGTAATAAATTAATCCTTTTAATGCTTTAATTCCTACCTTAATGTATTTATTCATCTATTTCTATATTTATATGATAAGTAAAACTTTCTTTTTGGAGTATACTACTTATTTGAGGTAATAATATTTTTTCACCTGATGAAGTATTTTCTAACACTCCAGATTTTACCATTTGAGCTAATCTTGCTTTAATAGCTTCTGTAGAAATGGATACATCATCTTCAATCATTTTTTCTTTATAGTTGTTAGGATAAACAACCATATACGCTAACATTGTAACTTGTCTCTTAGTAATATTAGGAATAATCAATTGAATTTGGAACTTAATACTCTCTATTAAAGAAATCTTATGTGTTATAGTTAATTCTTGCATACTCTAATTTATATCTTTATGTGTATTTATCTTTTTTAATATCTTCTTTTCCTCTTTGTCATCTTTTGTATGCTCTATTTGACTTCCTTCTGTATTAATCATTGTGAATAATTGAGCAGGAGATAAATAAGAAATTACAATATGCTTATGCCCTAGTTTAATAATGGAGACATTTACACCATTGATCGAAGTAGTTTCTATTGTACTAATCCTATAACAGTTTAAATAAATTGTATTTAGTTCATAAGTAAAATCAGAAGCACTTAATATTCTTTCGTCAAAATCTTCTATTTCTTCATCTTCATCAAATGTAAAAGATTCTGAATTCTTTGAAAAATCCATATTTAATGAAGGTTCAATAACTCTTAATTTTAAGTATTTCATTTTTTGTTTGTTTTTATTTCTTTTAATTCTTTAATTTCCAATTCTTTTTTATACTCTTTGATCTGCTTAAATTTTTCAAAGTATTCCTTTGGTGCAAATTTCTTTAATCCATCTTGAAATATCTCTAAGTAATATTCAGACATCAATATCTTATCTGTTTTACTCTTAAATAAATAAAGTGGATTAGTCCAATATTCATTTCTTCCTTTACGTCGTATAAGATTAGCACCTTCTAATTCTGCTATACCTTTATGAAAGGTAGCATAAGTTCCATATCCTAATTCTTTTTGAATATCTTTCCATCGTAATACAATATAATCACTTTCTAAATGTTGATAAATATAAAGTAGTAATTTTACACCATAACATGTAAGATTATCTATGGTAGAAAAGTCAACTTTAGATTCTTGACCTTCTATCAACTTTATTATGTCACAATCAGCAACAATAAATGGATTATATTTACTTTGTTTTATATACATTTCTATATACAACATAACCTAATAAAATAAGTTCCATAATCTTTTAGTTTTTAAAGAATTAATTTTAGCTTATTCCCCCTAAATAGAAGAAGTTTTAAGTAACCCCCTCCATAACTAAATGATTTATAACATCGTTGTTAGTTTTATATACTATTATTTTGGTAGTAAGAAAAAAGAAAATAGGTGTTTTGAGAGAGATGTTTGGATTGGGTATCAATCATCCAGACTCCCCCCAATCCTGAATTTATCCAACCCCCCACACTCTTAACTTTAAAACTTAATCCGTATGTTAAATTTAAACTTTAATGCACTCTTAACCTTATTTATGAAATGTATAATCTTTGTAGTCTTAATGCACTTGACTGTAGTGTTAACATACTTAGTATTCCACATTCATATTTCTTACTCAGGTATTTGGTTAAACTTCTCAAACATATCCTATAATCTTTGGGAGTTTTGACCATATAGGGCATTTTAAGACGTTTTAAGACATTTAACAAACATTGTGGGTTAATATACTATTTTAGGATTTTATTGGATCCTACATTAAACAAACACGCAAATACAAGATTCTATTGGTAAAAGTATCAGTGGAATCTTTTTTAATCTACTCAATTATTAAGACTATATTTAATATCGTATTTTATTTATTCATTTATTCATTTATTTAAATTTTTACTTATGTCAAAAGTTATCGGAAAAGTAATCAGCTTTTACAAAAAAGCAAATTCAAGTGAAGTAAACACATATACTTCAGAAACTACTGGTAAAACTTACAGAATGGCAGTTGTTGCTATTGAAGGTTTGTCTAGTCCAGTACAAGTTAGAGCTTACTCTAACGATATTACCATTGGATCTAGTGTTCAGATTCAACAATTAGTTAACCAGGAAACTGGAGAGATAGTTACTGCAACTAATGGTACTAAACTTTATAGTTGTTTACTGAACACAACAACAGACAATAGTGCATTAGATGCATTGTTCAATGTTCCTGCTAAAGTTGAATCAGTAGCTTTAGTAGATGATGCAGTTCCTACTGGTAAGAAATAAAAAACCTTTTAGGTTTCTGGTAGTACATTAGGTATTACCAGTTATTCTTATGGATTTTGTAAATTTGGTTTTCTATCTCTAGTGGTACAAAGGTATCATTAGAGATTTTTTTAATTAAACAATTATTAAGACTATACTGGAGTTCAGTTTAT